AACAACAGGAACCAAATGACAGTGAAGGAGACCAACAATGAGTGGTGTACAAGATTTAATTAATGCAATTGATAGTGGTGATTCAACAGAAATAGATACGGCATTTGAAAAAGAAATGTCAACAAGAATTTCAACAAGAATAGATGATATGAAAGTTGATTTAGCTCAAAATATGTTTAAATCACAACAAGAAGTTACGGATGAATTAAATGTTGATGATGAAGAATTTGATTTAAACGCAGAACAAGAATCAATGGAAGATGTTGAAGATTTAGATGTAGAAGTGCAGGATACGGCAGATACTCCTGTTGAAGAATCAGAAGTAGAAGAAATTGCCGGCGAAACAGAACAGGACTTTTAATGTATTTTAGGCAATTTAAAAGAGCATTATCAGGGATAGTGGAATCAACCAAGTGTTATGGTCAAAAAATAGACGAACACGAAGATGGTTCCATATATATTGATAATGAAAAAACAAACTTTAGTAGTTTGGAAGAAGCCAGGTTACATATTAAGCAATCACATTACGCGACATACTTAGAAGAACAAGTTAAAAAAGAAATATATGAGGAAATATCTGAAAATAAAATTGCGGATATAATTAGTAAATACCATGATATAAAAATTACTGATACATTAATAGAATCATATATTGACTTGGCTTCTTCTAAACTCTTTTCATTGGATCCGGTCGTGGAAGAGATTAGAAAACTTAATAAGTTTGAAACTATTGTTGAAAATAAACATTTGTTCAAACTAGAAGATGGCAGTATGGTTGCGGTAAGTAAACAAACTCACCAAACATTAAAAGATTTATTCAGTGCTCATACCGATGTGATTGATCATATGAGACAAACAAAAGAAAATTTTGTAAAAGTTATACAAAAATTAGGAGATTAATGAATGGCTACAATAGCACCAATTGTTTTAAAAAATTCTGACCAAGAAGTTGTGGTAAAGGTTACTGGTGCAGCAGGTGATACCTCCACAATTGATATAGCAACCTTGGCTACTGCGAACCAAACACAAATTGGTACTGCAACAGTTAATATTGCAGGAATTAAATATGCTGGAACAACCAATTCAATTGTATCAATTACAAGAGATTCAAATAATATAATGACTTTTTCAACAGAAGGTGTTGATGGAGAGGATTTTGCATCAGGTTGGGTTGATAATCAAGAAAATACTGCAAATATAGATTTAGAAATATCTGGTGGCGCAGCAACAGTTTGGCTATCACTTCGTAAACAAGCTGGATATCAAAGTAAAATTGAAACTGGTATCTATGGTGTTTACGATGATGAAACTCAGGTAGGAGCATAATAAATGAAACTTATTAAAGAACATACCGAAGAAGTTAAGTACTTGGTTGAAGAAAAACTAGGTAAAGGTAAAGAATATTTCATTGAAGGGGTATTCCTTCAATCGAATTTAAAGAATCGTAACGGACGTGTTTATCCAACTGAAATCTTGGATAAAGAGGTCAAACGATATAATGATGAGTATGTAACTAAGAATCGCGCTTTTGGTGAACTTGGTCATCCAGACTCTCCTACAATTAACTTAGATCGGGTATCACATATGATTAAATCGCTCAGAAGAGAAGGTGATAACTTCATTGGAAGAGCAAAAATCATGGATACACCATATGGTAAAATTGTAAAAAGTCTGATTGACGAAGGTGCTACACTTGGTGTATCATCTAGAGGAATGGGTTCACTAGCTCAAAAAGGTGGCGTTTCTATGGTACAAAACGATTTCACTTTGGCAACAGCTGCTGATATTGTAGCTGATCCGTCTGCACCTAATGCTTTTGTTGAGGGTGTTATGGAGTCCAAAGAATGGGTTATGGTCGATGGAAAATTTGTGGAGAAAGATTTAATTGAAGCACAACGAATAATTCGTAAAACTTCTAGTAAAAATCTTAATGAGGCGAAGTTAAAATTATTTGTTGACTTCCTTGAAAAAATCAAGTAATATAAATAATATTAATATCTGATAAAGATAATTAAATTTAGGAGATATAAACATGTCTATCGAACAAAAGATTGCTGACATTTTAGCTGAATCAAAACAAGACGAAGTTGAAATGGAAGATGTTGTGGCTGAGGACGTGGAAGAGCAGTTTGATGAAACTTTGGAAGAAGAAGAACTTAAACCAGCTCCAAAACAAGACGAGCCTAACAACAAGAAAAACAATGTGGACAAAAATCCACAGGGTGATAAAAAAGTTGTCAAAGAAGCAGAAGAGTGCGACGATGACGATGACGAAGATGATGAAGATGACAAAAAAATGAAAAAGGAATCTTCATATAAAATGAAAAAAGAAGAAGCTGAATCCGAAGACGAAATGATTATCAATGTTAAAGATGATGTTGATGCATTAGTTAACGGTGAGGAACTTTCTGAAGAATTCAAAACTAAGGCAGCTACAATTTTTGAAGCAGCAATTATTTCAAGAGTTAAAACAGAAGTAGCTAAATTAGAAGAAGAATTTGATGCTAAGCTTGAAGAAGCTAAAGCAGAAAATAAAGAGGCATTAGTTGAAAAAGTTGATGGATACCTCAACTACGTAGTTGAGCAGTGGATTAAAAATAATGAGCTTGCCCTTGAACATGGTATTAAATCTGAAATTTTGGAAGGTTTTGTTTCAGGTCTTAAAGGCTTGTTTGAAGAACATTACATTGATATTCCTGAGGAAAAATTTGATGTATTAGGTTCTATGGAACAAGAAAATGAAGATCTAAAAGCAAAATTAGATGAACAGGTTGCAGCAAATGTTGAGTTAACTCAAACAATCAATGATGCAAAACGTTCAGATATTCTTAAAGATGCTTCAGACTCTATGACTGATGTTGAAAAAGAAAAATTCTTTGGTCTTGCTGAAGAACTATCTTTTGAAGATGAAGAAACATTTACTAAAAAAGTTCAGACTATCCGTGAAAATTATTTCACAGGTAAATCATCAACAAATGTTGAGTCCGTTGTAAGTGATTCACCAGTTGAGGATCTAACAGAAGAAGTTGCAAAACCTCTTGATCCAAAAATGGCTAAATACTTAAACGCACTTAAAAACATTTCTAAATAAGGAAAATTAAAAATGGCTGATCGTAAAGAATTACTTAAAAAGTGGCAGCCTGTTCTTGAAGCAGAAGGTATTAATCCTATTCAAGAACAATATAAAAAAGAAGTTACAGCTGTTCTGTTAGAAAACCAAGAACGTGAAATGGCAAAACAAGCTGAAGCTCTTTTTGAAGCTGCTCCTGCAAACAGTGGTGGTGATGGCCTTGCACAAGGTCACGCTGGTGCTGCAACTGGTGATGTTGCTGGTTATGACCCAGTACTTATCTCATTAGTTCGTCGTGCTATGCCACAACTTATTGCTTATGACATCGCTGGTGTTCAACCAATGACACAACCTACAGGTCTTATCTTTGCTATGAAAGCAAGATATGGTTCACAAGGTGGTACAGAAGCTTTATATAACGAAGCTGATACTACATTCGGTGGTACAGGTACACAAACTGGTGTTAACCCAAATGCATCTGCAACTGGTACTGGTTTGGCTACTGCTGATGCTGAAGATTTAGGTGGTGCTACTACATTTAATCAAATGGCATTCACTATCGAAAGAACATCAGTTACAGCTAAGACACGTGCTCTTAAAGCTGAATACTCAGTTGAATTAGCGCAAGACCTTAAAGCAGTTCACGGCCTAGATGCTGAAGGTGAATTATCAAATATTCTATCATCAGAAATTCTTGCTGAAATTAACCGTGAAGTTGTTCGTAAGGTTGTTACTGAAGCTGCTCAAGGTGCAAAACAAGGCACAAATGCTGCTGGTACATTTGACCTTGACGTTGATTCAAACGGCAGATGGTCTGTTGAAAAATTCAAAGGCTTAATGTTCCAAGTTGAACGTGAAGCTAATGCAATTGCTCATTCAACAAGACGTGGTCGTGGTAACTTCATCCTTTGCTCATCAGATGTTGCATCTGCTTTAGCAATGGCTGGCGTACTTGACTATGCTCCTGCATTAAACAACTCATTAAATGTTGACGATTCTTCAACAACATTTGCTGGTGTTTTAAATGGT